GTAACCTTATAAGCGGAGAATTTGATAATAAGTCGATCGGTTCTATTTTCGAAGTTAAAGATGCATCTGAAACAGTTCTCGGTACAGGTCAGCTTACTGATTTTGTAAATGTCGATAAATCTTATGATTTTGATAATGTTACTGATGGGTTAGTAATGGCATTTGACACTCGAGAAAATTTATCTCCTACAGCGTGGATATCAAATACTGATTATCCTTGGGTCGGTGAGCTTAAAAACGGTACTAAATATAACGCAGGCACCAAAGATCTATCGTTTGATGGCCTCGATGATTACATTGATCTTGGTACACTCGGTGGTAATTCAACTATTACTGACGAGCATACTATTATTGCTCGAGTAAAAAGAGAATCTGCTACTGGATATCCCAATCAAAGTGTATTTAATGCAACTGAAAAGGGCAGTCCATACGAAGCGCACGAACTATACATCGATAGAAATACTGGAAGAATAGGAAGATGGTGGGCCCGCCTCGGCTATCCTCCCAGCTGGGAGGATAGCAATCCTATGATTGTAGAATCTGGCAATAATATCTCTATTCAAGATTTTAAAACAGGTACTCCGAATTTTTACGGTGCAATCGGTGCCAGCTCTACAACATATTTTAAAAATACTGCATACGGCGGTGGAACTGGATTGTTTAATGGTAAACCATTCTATGTAGATACTACAATATATTACTCATCTGGGTCGGTACCAAACATCACCACTGTTGTGGATTGGACCGAGACTACAGGCTTCGGCACTGTCGAAAACTGGCCAGTCGCGAAGATATATTATGATGGAAACAAGTGGGTATTTAAAGGAGCAAGTGAATATAATCTTACTACACAGTCTTTTGATTCGAACGGTGTTGTTCTATGTTATTCAGAAGATACAGATGAAGATGCATTTTCTGCAAACATTGAATGGTTCAATGATCACTCATCAGCAAACGCGTTTGTAAATACTCCTGTTCGATATGATTTTTTCAATTGGTCAACGAATGCAGTTATTCCTGCAGATGGAAAATACTACACCATCGCTCTAACTGGAAACAGGGCTAGAAAGGACGGATATGTTAAAGTTTCAGTAGATGGAGGAGATTGGGAAACTATAATTTCAGGAGATACAAGTACACATTTAAATATTACATCAACAACTCCAATAGTTCTCGGTAGATGGACTGGAGGTAATCACCGATTTAAAGGATCACTATCACATATCCAATACTATAATAGTGTTCTTACTCCGAGTCAAGTTGCTCAAGTGAAGAACTATTATAGAAGTAAAGTATATGATTTTTATCAACTTGAGTTTGCTAATCGAGATGGTAGTTATTATAGCGGTGCAACTTTAACAGAAAAAGATGAAGGATTGTACACGCTAAATCTTTTAACTGGCCATGAAGTTGAATCATTTTGGACATTTGACGAACCGCAGGTTGATGACTCTGGATTTGGTCCATCTATTTCAGTGCAAGCTACTTATAATGCTTCTCTTTCAGACGAAAAACAAAAGGTAAGATGGGGAGATTTGAGGTCGACCTCTTTTACTTCTGCAAATACTGTTTATCATACATACACAACAAAAGATATCGGAGATTATCGCGACCGAAGGGGATTTGCTTCTGATGTGAATAGATTGCACGACGGCGATTTTTGGCAAGAGTTCTCTTATGTTATCAACTCAGCAGTCTCTACTGACCAATGGGAAAATGAATATGTTCGAATGGTACACCCGGCAGGATTAAAATTCTTTGCTGCAGTTCTCTTTATCTTACGATTAGATAATAAATGGATTGGACCAAAGGTTAGGTTCGATCAAACGTTGAGAAAGTATATATCTACATACGATCCAACAGAGTGGAAGGGAAATTACCGTACCAACGATCCACTGATCGATCTTGAATGGATGGAAGGATTGACTCCTCCGTCTTTGCTCAATCCATCTGCGAAGGCACATCATATGCCATTGTTTCAACCTGGTTGGTTAACTGGAGATCTACGATTCCTTGAACTTATTATTGAAGCACTCGAGTTTGATCTTGGACCGAATGATCCAGCGTATCAAAGGTTAGTTCTTTCAACTCTTCACCTTCTTCATATATCAACTAAAGATAGAAGTGCTTTTGCTCGAGAAGATTACTTAAGCAATTTAAAATTTATTCACGATAAACCTATTACACAGTATCTAGATATTAAATTTGAAGATGCAGTCTTTAATGATCCGAATATTTTTAATAATATAGGAGCAATTATTGATCTTAGTCTTATAGAACAAATTCGTCTTGATACTGAAGCTCTTGAAGATATAACAACTGAAGAAAATAGCTCTCCTTCAAATTTCATACTTGCACAAGGAGTAGGTGTAACAGGCCGCGAAGGTTCAGGATTAACAGCTAATACTGTTTTAAATCCACCCGAATTGGATCGATCATATTCATCAGTGTATAACAACGATGCTATAGGCACTGGTCATGCTCGTTCAATGCTAGACTCATTACAAGCTTGGTCAGCTAGCAATGCAATTCTTTCGGGCCCTCAGTGGATGCAAATAGATTTGGGTGCAAATAAGACTATATCTGGAGTAGTTACTCAAGGAAGGTACAACTATCCTCAATGGGTTACATCATATAAAGTAGAATATTCTACTAATGGAACTAATTGGTTTTGGGTAGATAGCGAGAATGTATTTACTGGTAACACTGATTCGAACACTAAGGTTACAAATAGCTTTAATACAAATGTTTCAGCTCGTTATATAAGAATATATCCAGTAACATTCCAAGGTTATCGTTCGATGAGAGCCGGTGTTGTAGAAACAACTGAAACATAATATTATACTAAACGCCTTATCATTTTTATATAAATAGATTTATGCCAGAAATTAAAATATCAGAACTTACTTCAGCTGTTGAACCAAGCGGCGGAGAGATCTTAGCGATTGTACAAAGTAATACTACACATAAGACGACGATCGATTCGTTGAAGCCAGCGCTAGTTGATAATCTAAGTACAGGTGCACCAACATGGACAACAGGCGGGGTGTTAAGAGCAGGCCACGACATTATTGCAGGATATGTTGATTCGGGTGCGATTAATGTGGATGCAGGAGGTACCATTGGTCTTACACTCAATGATGGATATGGTAATGCTAATCTTACATTCAATCATACAGGTGGTACCCCAGATAGTTCTGGTTCTTCCGCAAGAATCACATCTAGTGTTGATAGCAATCAGGAGTTAATGGCCTTTCAGCTGAAAAGTTCTGTCACTGGAGGAACACCAGTTACTTTAACAACGGTACTTAGACTATACGAAGATGCTATTCAGTTGCTCATGCCGGCTACATGTCAAACTCCAACACAGGGCACACACGTCGCTCGTAAAGATTATGTTGATACAGCGTTGAATCTTAAAGCAACGATAGCCTCAGTTGATGCTGTAAATTCGAGTCTGACTAATCACATCGACGCTGGCCATCCTACGATACACGCTGCACTGAGTCACACACACCCTATTAGTGATATCACTGATCTGCAAACGTCGTTAAACACTCTACAGACCAACATAGACGGTAAGATTGGTGAGAGCGAAATTAATACTTCACACTTTACTTTTGCAAATGATACGCTATCGCTGAAGCCAATTACAGAAGGACAGATCAGTACTGGTGCAGTAACGACTACTAAGATCTTAGATCATAATATTACTGCTAAAAAGTTAAAAGGAACAGAAAATATTGCTCAAGGCAATTTCCTTATCTATGATGCTGCAACTGGTGGATTCGAGACTACAGCATCAACTGCTCAAACACATAAACTTTTCAGTCCAAATCATAGTGATGTAGCTTCTAATGTTACACCTTCTTATGGTGATTCAATGTACTATAACGGTACTGAATGGACTACAGGAAACTTTGGCAATTACGGTGCTGATATGGAGTATGTTGGTATTACTGGTGTAACCGGTGTGACAAATAACATGCTAGATACTCGGCCGGATCCAAATGTTGATGTCAGCGGCAGAATCTCATCAACTTCTTTAACGGTTGACACCGATTTGTTGGGGACACAAGCCACCACCCAAGGTAATAATATTGAGGTGAGTGGATACGTTACGTACCCGATTGCAAATCTCGTTGGAGAAGGGTTAATAAATGACAACATCCGCGGTATATATATAAAAGTCTTTGCATGGTGGGCTATAGGCAGCGGTGGCCAAAAGGCACAAATTAATGTTATATATCCTGATGGAACTGAGCGCTCGCTCATTGCCTCACCAGAGAATAGATCGGCCGAATATTTAGGGACTGCACAGGATTATGACCAAGCAACTGAACAAGTTTTTCTTATACCAGTCAATGAAGGCCAAGAGAATTTTGTGATTGGGTTTGATGTTGACGATCACGACTCCGACCACGAAAGAATAGTAAGCGAAATCATAGGTGTTCAGTGTACAAAGAGAGTTGCGTTGAGCCCAGAGGTGGATGTTATTCTTATCAAAGGATCGCAGGATCACGCCGACGTCAATCTTGGATATGTTGCAGCTGGAGTTAACGATTATTACAATGCTGGGGACGATATATGGGCAAGCACTGACGAGTATGCTGCCTTACTTGCCCAGGGGACGGGTGTTGGCCGTAATTGGAATGGAGTTTTTCCGATAACAATTCCAGACAATGTATCAAAAACCGTGATTCGAGCAACTAATAATTGGAATGTACCTAGCGGCACCGGCGAATCGCATTCGAGTGAAGAGATTGACCATATCACTATAGTGATCGATTGGAATGCTAAAACTATCAGAGGCACATATGTATGGAACGCAGAAGCACACCAGACTGGTCGCCTTTCTTCAGACAACCTTATCGGTGTTAAACAATTTTATACAGACACCAGCGCATTCTTTACTCAAAACATCCACAACGTCCCATTAATAAAGTTTGAAATCGATGGTAGAGATATTATTAAGTTGCCGTGTCCATATCACGGTGTCGCCGCGGGGTCGGCGAGCGCCTATCACAATGTAGGCCAAACCTATACAATCGAGAATTATAAGACAACAGCAGCTAATATTATCGATGATATTGCGAATGATGCGAGCACTAGTTCTATAGCTACCTCACAGAGTGTAAAGGAATACGTTGATGAGAATAAAAGCACATTTCAAAAATTTAGCGATTTTCAAGATAGTTCGGTCAGTTCTATTTATAGAACGGTATCGTATATCAATAATAACGGTAAGTTGTGTGCAGTTGGTCATGGAGGTGACTATGACTTGGCTGGTGCTGGTTCTGATTATTTAATTGCTGGATCTAGTCCCGAAATCATGGTGCCTTTAGCAGCCGGAGAATCTGTAATTAATACGTTTTCAAATGGCACCGACGCGCCAACCATGTATCTTTTAACTGATCAAAATAGAGTTTTCTCGACTGGTCATAATGGACAAGGACAATGCGGCCGCGGTGGGACTACACAGCAACATTATTTTGATAGAATCCCGCAACTCGACGGAACAACTTGGGTCTCACCTAATTCAGGCGCAAATACTGATGGTCATATGGGTGCGGTACGTAATGGTCAATTATATATGTGGGGGTATGGTAACCAAGGTCAACTTGGTAATGGTAGTGCCGCCCAAGCGAACACACCTATATTAATTAATACTGGCGCTCTTGCAGGTAAAACTATCACAAAGGTTTATACACATACCTACTATGGATATACGTTTGTTATTGATTCAAATAGAGACGTGTATGCGACTGGTTATAATGTTGAAGGTCAATTGGGGCTTGGTGACTACACGAACCGAAATACCTTCGCAAAAGTGCCTGGAATAAAAGCAGACGATATCATACTATCGCACGGAAGCAACGCCTCTTCATCATACATTATTAACGGTACCACTCTTTATTCCACGGGTGATAATAATGTTGGTCAATTAGGTCACGGCAATCTCACAAAACGCAATACCTTTCTTGCTGTGCCAGGAGTTAGTGCTAAAACTGTTTCAGTTGGAGGACATCGCAGTGCAAATGTGGTTTGTCTACAGACCGATGGCACAGTTAAAGTTTGGGGACACAATAATCGAGGACAGCTTGGTCTCGGAGATACTACAAATAGATCATCTCCAAAAACTTTAACTGCTGCTGGTAATGATGTTGTGAAAGCACTTACACATGATGATCACGGGTATACAGCAATACTTAAAGCAGATGGAACTATTTACACAGCTGGTTATAATGGTCACGGTCAATTGGGGGTTGGCGATACTACAAATAGAAACACACTAACAAAGATCGTAATGGATAATAATATCCAATTTAAAGATATTGCGCTTTTTGGTTATAACAGTGGAACGCAGCTTATCGCCATAGACCAAGACAACGGTATGTGGGGGTGTGGTTATAACGCGCAGTGGAGCTTAGGCCTCAACTATACATATAACCCTATAACTATACTTGCAAAGTTGTCTATCAGCTAACTTAACTCTTTAAATCTTTATAAATAACACTATGTCAGCAATCATTACAAATCAATTTAGAAAAAATTCAAGAGAGTTATTCATTAACGACATTGATACCAATACTAATTACTTCATTGGAATTGGTAAGTCAGAGCCATGGCCAGATGTCGGCGGTGTTGAAGAGTCAGCACTTAATTACTCAGTTCCTCTTCCGACCAATACGATCATTGAGAAGACTGATGTTCTTAAGAATCTAATTTCTCTGCTTAAGGTGCAAAGCACATTCACAGTTATTCCTCGGAACGAATGGGTAAGTGGAAGAGTGTATAAAATATACGATCCATCTGATCCTAATATCTTCAACTACGAGACGATCGGCAATACAGCATATTATCCCTGTTATATGACGCATAACGATCACGTATTCGTATGTTTGCGTAATGGTAATAATGGACCCAGTACTGAGAATGTCACAATTGAAACATATGAAGATCCAAATACATCAAACAATGATGGTTATGCATGGGCATATGTTTGTGATTTAACCACCACTTCTGCTTTTTATACTGATCAGTTCGTCGATATCCCTGCAGACATTACAGATTCAAATGATATTAGCAATGCTCTCGATTATGGTGGTTTAGTTTATGGTTTTAAAGTCATTAATGGCGGAGATGGTACTTCGACTACTCCTCCTGATGATATTACACTTATTGGAAAAGATTCGGCTGGAAACATAATTGTAGATGACCCCATACGCGCTGCTGGCACAGATGTCGCTCCATTCAGTGTTACTATTGATACTAATGGTGTTATTACTGCAATTGATATAACACAAAACTGGCCAACAGGTTATTTAGAAGCTTCTGTTGTAGTTAATGGTATTGAAACTGATATTATTCCACTCGTCACTCCGATTAATGGATTCGGATTTTCTCCTCGTAGCGATCTCCCTAGTTTTTATGCAGGTCTATTCGCAGCATATGAAGGCAGTGCAGATGGCGAAGCTCCAGTTGGCATTGGATTTAGACAAGTTAGTCTTGTAAAAGATGCAACTCGAACAGATAATGATCTACCACCGCCAAATGATACATTAAACATCTACGATACACTTCAGTATTTAGAAGTTACTGATGCAAGTGGAATTCCTATAGATGCTGGAACAGTTATTGCTCATACCACAAATAAAGCTAAGGCTTATTTAGATTATGTCGATGTTAATAGTACGCCAAACCGTATCTATTTTCATCAGAATTCAAGTGGAGAAGTTAATCAAAAACCGTTTGAAACTGGTGATGTTACTTTTATATCACCTGGCGGAACGACAACTTCAACACTCAACGTAAGCGCAATCGTTCAAGGAGAATATAATCAAGGTTCTGGTGAAACTCTCTTTCTTGAGAATAGAAAAGCAATTTTAAGAAACAATAATCAACAGGAAGACATTAAACTAGTTATCCAATTCTAATGGCTATTAAGACATACAACGACGCTCCTTATAATGATGATTTTAATTCCAATAGCGTTCAGTTTACTGGAGCCGAAGGAAAAAATTATTTAAAAATTCTTTTTAGACCAGGCCGTTCGGTTCAAGTTAGAGAATTGAATCAGATGCAGTCTATTCTGCAATCGCAGATTGACAAGTTTGGCCAAAGCATTTATAAGGAAGGACCGATCTTAGATGGTAAAGGCAATCTTGATAATAACGCTAATTATATCGATGTTCTTTTAGATGGTACCGGTTCTGGATCTCCAGCGACCATTATTCCGTACTTAGACCAAGTTTTAAAAATAGAAAATGAAAATAATGGAGGATTAAAAGCTTCAGTTTTGCATTATGAGGCATTAGAGACAACAAATGCCTATCGCTTTTTTATTCGATATGATTCCTCTATCCAAGATAATGCTGATTTAAACATACAAGAATATGTAGTATCAGACATTATTGAAACTGACAATACAATTCGTAATGACCAAGGCAATAACGTAATTGAGGCAAGTATACCATTCGCGAGTGTAATAGCGGTCGGTCTTGCTGCAATTGCTAAAACTGATGCAGGTGTTTATTTCATTAATGGCCAGTTTGTATATAATCCTGCTGAAGAGCTTTACATCGCTAAACCAGCACCAGCACAAATAGGTGACATAGAATATTCTCTAAATGGTAAGATTGCATTTATTGTAACTGATGAAATTGTTACATACGTTACAGATCCTCTTCTCTTAGATAATGCTAACGGAACACCGAATGATACTGCTCCTGGTGCAGATCGTTATAAGATTGATTTTAAGCTCGCATTCTTGAGCGACACTGACGACGACTTAGTTACAAACAATGCAGGTGTTTATCACATCGATACAATACCATCTTATATTACACTCTTTACAACTGACTTAGGTATAGTTGTAAAACCTGCGCGTACTGAATATACCCAGCTTGATAGAAAGTTTGCAACACGCACATTCGAAGAAAGTGGTAGCTATTGCCTTAAGCCCTTCAAACTTGATCTTCGCGAATATCTAAATGATGAAGAAGGTAACAGAGGTAGATTCACAGAAAGTGATATTACGGATTTGGATGCAATCGGTAAGATTGATTTGGATGGAGATCCAGAAGCGATCTATGGCGAAAGACACTACACTGCAAGTTTAGAACCTTCTATAGCATATGTTCAAGGTTATAGAGTAGATCTTCAAAATAAGAAAGATATCCAAGTAGAAAAGGCACGAACAGATGTTGAGGTCGGAGAGTCATATGTTACACTTCCTCTCGGTAATTATGTTATTGGTAATATTGGTGGCACTGATTTGCCTGACTTCGGCGATCAAACTCGAACGTACAGCGTTGGTAGTTACACGTGCAAAATACGTTCATTAGAGAAGGTAACAGATACCACATTTCGTCTCTATATTTACGATGTGACTGGTCCCATTAACGCTGCGACAACAATAAGCGGCCACGGTTTCACGTTTACCAACAATGCCGGATTTTCCCTAATAGATTCAAACAATAATGATCTGCTATTCCCTTTACCGTATAATACAGTAAAGTCAGTAAGTGTGGGTCATGTTAATTACCGTTCGACATTCAACTTCAATGGTACTGGTACAGATAGTATTACTGCTAGTGGATATGTCTTTCCATCCGACTCATTTTCGGACTATATCGGCATAAACAGTAGCGGCAACTCAGTTAGTTGTACCAATGTTACCGGCCAGAGTACCTCACAAGTCACGCTCGTTTTCGCAGGCGCTGTTGACCATGTAGTTGCAATTATTCAAAAAGCTGGCCCGTTAGCTGGTGTGAAAAAATTAACTTCAGAAGAAGTGACAAAGGCAGACGCGGTGGCTTTTGCAAGTGGTGCTGAACTCCCCTTAACTCACTATGATATCTTTGACATAGAAAGCGTCATAAATGTTACAGATGGCAACTCAAATATCACTGATCAATTCGCGCTTGATAACGGACAACGAGACAATTATTATGACGTCGGCAAAATCACTTACATCGGCACTACAGATTTAACAGATAAAGAGTTAACTATTGTTTATAGGTATTTCTCTTGGGACAGTCAAGTTACCCCCGGCGCATCAACTGGAGATTTCTTTTCAGTAGATAGTTATTTAGATAGTGGCATTGAGTATAGCGAATATCCTATCTATAAGGATCAACCACTATCTGACGCTTTAGATTTTAGACCTGCTATCAATACTAATAGCACCAGAAGTAAAGTTGATCCTAATACTGTTTTATTAATCTCCGCGTTGAGTGTTTATCTTCCACGATATGATAAAGTTGTAGTTTCTACGATCGGCGACTTTAATGTTGTAAAAGGAACTCCTTCTTTGGAGCCAATTGTGCCACCTACTCCTGGTGATTCAATGGCTCTTTATGAGTTGTTTGTTCCAGCGTACACTTTCGATGCGAGTGAAATTACTACAAAGTATATTGACAATCGTCGATACACAATGAAAGATATCGGTACTATTGAAAGAAGAGTAAAGAACTTAGAGTATTATACATCGCTTTCAATGCTTGAACAAGAAGCTACTGAAAAGAAGATCTTCACTAATGGTGGAGAAGAGAGATTTAAGAACGGTATTCTTGTCGACAGTTTCGTTGGTCATAATATTGGTAACCCATTTGATTCTGATTACAAGTGCGCGATTGATCCTATTGAAGGTGTTCTTCGCCCTAGTTATAGTACTAATAATATTCTATTCGGTGTCCAACCAGCGGTTGGCCAACCAGACTTCCAAGCACAAGAAACAGTCTCAATCCCATACACTGAGGTTCCACTAATCACACAGCCTTATGCGAGTGTATCAGAGAGTGTGAATCCATTTGATATCGCGGCTTGGCTCGGTGTTCTTAAGCTTGATCCTTCGATGGATGAGTGGAAAGAAACTAGAATTAGACCTGATGTGATCATTAACTCAACTGGTGCTGCAGATGCAATTCAGTTCCTTGCCAATGAGGCTGGTGTCCTTGGTACCAAATGGAACGAATGGGAAACTGATTGGGTCGGAGTTGACGTTCAAAAAGAAAAGATTAAAATCGGTAGAAGCGATAAAGGTAGTGCTGCATCTCGGCGTGCTAATCTAAGGGCTAAAAAAGCACTAACTGGATCAAATGACTGGAGACCTCTTAGAGGTAGTGTAACAACTACCTCTACTACAACTGCAGAATCTAGAGATGGTATTAGAACTACCATGAATTTCCGAGAGCAGGAAGAAAATCTTGGAGAACGTGTAGTTGATATCTCGTTTGTACCATTTATTCGTTCGCGGAGAATTGAGTTACACGGTGAGATGTTCAAACCGAATACTAGAATGTACGTCTTCTTTGACGGTATTGATATTAGCGAATATTGTAGCAAAATGACGGATGATCAAGTCGCTGACTCAACGCCATACTCTGCAAAGGTTGCGAGTGTACAAACACACTTAAACGAAGATGCTGCTACAATACTAACAAATCGGGCAATCACACGAGACGAGCTAATTACGGATGATGCTGGTAATATTAATGTTGAATGTTTCATTCCGAATAATGCAGCTCTTAGGTTTAAGACTGGTGAAAGAACTGTTACACTTACTGATTCGCCTAAGAATTCTATTACTGAAGCTACGACATATTCATTCGCTACATACACTGCATCTGGATTAATCGAAACAAAAGAATCTACTATTCTCTCTACAAGAATTCCAGAGTTTGATCAACAGAGACTATCGAATAACCGCGTTACTTCTAGTACTGATAGAGATGTAAAGGTTAGATATTACGATCCTCTTGCACAATCCTTTGTGATTGGAGAAATTAACACTGGTACTTCTGTTACTAAGGTTGATCTATTCTTCCAAAAAGCGCATCCAAGTATTCCTGTTACAATGCACTTGGTTACTGTCGAAAACGGTATTCCAACTCAGAACATTGTACCATTCAGTAGAGTTGTTAAAAATCCTACCATTGATACAATCAATGTCACAGATGATGCATCTACAGCAACAACCTTTACATTCGACGCTCCAGTCTATCTACAACCTGGTGTTGAATATGCGGTTGTTGTAATGTCGAATTCTCCTGAGTATCGACTATGGTTAGCTGAAACTGGAGGAGATGATGTAAATGGTCAAGGTAGAATTGACAAGAATCCTTATGCAGGTGTATCGTTTAAATCACAGAATGCTTCAACATGGACGCCTGATCAAAATCGCGACTTTAAGTTTACGATGTATAGAGCTCAGTATGATACTGCTGCAAGTGAAACAGTCACATTCAACGGATTAGGAACGTCTGCGTTTATTATATCTAACTTCAACGTTTTCGCATCGGTCTTGGCTCTACCACAGACTAACATCAATTGGTCAATTCGGTTTAACGGGCAAAATAGTCCTGAATATCTGATCGATGTAAATAATACTGAATATCTTAGCTCACCAATTGATATTACTAGTGCGGACGGCATCGAACTTACTGCAACCCTTTCGACAACTTCAGAGTATATTTCGCCGACACTTGATCTTTCTAGAATATCTCTTTTGGGAATAAGTAACATTATCAATGATCCAGCAGTCGCGGAAATTACTACTGTAGATGATACTCGTACCGGAGATGGTTTCGAGTATCTGGTTGATTCTAGTGCAGCTGATGTTCAATACATTACACGTACAGTAACACTCAACAATCCTGCCGATAGATTAAGTATCTTCCTTTTGGCCAATCGACCAACATCTGTTTCTAATATTCGAGTACTTATTAAACTCAAAACAAACGATGATCCTTACGATGATGTTGAATGGTACGAAATCAAACCTACTGAGAATATTCCAGTCAACTCTGATAGAAGATATTCTGAAATTGAGTTTGACTTTGATCCAACTGAGAGCTGGAATTCGAATGATCCTATCTACCCACAAAATCTTGAATTTACTGCCTTCGCGGTGAAGATCGTATTAACTTCTTTTGATGATATTGTCAATGTTCCAACAGTACAAGACTTTAGAGCAATCGCAACTTTCCAATCTTAGTATGTCAAATAGGAAAATAGTAAAAGACAATACTAACTTTGAAAAAGATACCTTCACCGGTGCTATATTGAATCGTGATCAGAATGCGTATGCGCAAGTTGTAAAACGGAAGCACTTACGTAAACAGAAAGAAGCAGAAATGCAGAACTTACAATCACAAGTTTCGCAATTAACATCATTGGTTGAAACACTAGTTAAAAATTTAGATAAATAAGAGTATGGCAGAATTTACAAACGTTTTAGTAACAGACACATTCGATCAATGGCGAATTAAGACTAATAATATCGGTGCTGATGTAACTGCATTGATAGGTACTGTTGAAACTGACCTTGATGGCTTTCGTACTGAGATTGGCACCACCATTTCAGACTTTGAAACTGAACTCGATAATACATTAGCAAATTATGTCACTTTATCAACAGATCAGACTATTACTGGCGCGAAGACATTCCAAAACACGGTAAATGCTAATGGTACAATATTAACAAATTATGATGAGGGCGGTGTTGAAACCTTTGCTGTTGAACTCGGCCTCAACGCGGCAGAAACTAATGTTCAATCATTTATTGATTTTCATGCTGGTAATGTTTATAACGATTACGCCGCAAGAATTTTTCGGAAAGATACTGGAGCGTTTCAAATTACTCAAAGAGGGCCTGGACCATTGCATCTTGATACTCACGACGGTGCTAACATCGAAATGTATGGTAATTCCGCGGCGGGCGGAACTAGAAATAATATTTTTTACGATGCGTCAAATCATTATTTCCGTGATAAAAATGGCGCGAATTCAGGATTAACTGTTAATAGCACCGGCATCAGCACTACTAAGCTTACAGTTAACAACGGTAAGATGAAGCTGAACGACCTAGATTATACTTGGCCTTCTGATCGCAGTGGGGGTAGATATTTGCAAACAGACGCTAATGGTAATTTAAGTTGGGCAGCAGTTGCTGGTGGTACCGGTGATGTAAATTTAAGCACACTAGTATTTAACGATATTGTTCCTGTTGGTACAATTATACCTTGGGCAGGTGCATCATTACCAGCAGATGGAAAATGGAAATTCTGTAATGGCGAAGAAGTTTTAAAGACCGCTTACCCTGAGCTTACTACTGTATTAGGCGACAACTCACCAATATATGGAAGTGCGCGCACCGGCTATATTAGACTGCCAGACCTCGAACAGAGAGTTCCTGTAGGTGCTGGTGGTAATTTCAATCTTGGAAATACTGGTGGTGGTACTTCTTCATCTATCAGCGGAAGCACTGGATCTACTGCGCTTACCATTAACCAGATCCCTCCGCATCGACATGCTGGCAGCGCGGCCAATAAAAATGGTAACACTAATAAAGCTTTTGCATGGGGAGTGGTCGACACAAATACCATAGTTAGTACCAATTCTTTCACTAGTGATGGAACCGATGGAGATTCATACGGTTGGACTGGTTACGCTGGTGGCTTAAGTACTACCAATACTACAGCAGGCACCACCCAAGGTCACTCTCACTCTTTATCTGGATCTGTTTCTACTTTACAACCGCATCTCGTCACAAGGTATATCATTAAGGTTCTTCCAGATGATGTTCAGCAGGTTTCAATCACAGCTGGTAATGGTATTAACGTTAAAGATGTAAACGCCGTCGACACAGATACACTTGATCTATTCAGTACAAAAATAGAATTACTAGCAGATGCAAATCAATTTAAGTTTAATGCCGCAGGTCAACTTCAATTAGTTACTCCGGCAGTATCGCAAACTAATATCACCTCGCAGATCAATAATGCGATCACGGGCATAGTTATGCCTCTTACAAAAGTTTTTACTAGCACTCTGATCACCATTCCAGCCAGCGCGAATACCCCTGTCTATGCACTCCACGGCCTTGGCGTGATGCCAAAATTAGTTCAGCTGAAATTAAAAAAGGTGTCAGCGAAGAGCACTGACGTTTCTGGCTACGACGTTGGAACTGAATTTACATTGGCTTCTATTTCCAATTCGGGCTTAGGCACTATAGCGTTATACGCAACCACCTCGCGAGTTGGCTATGTAAATAGCTCGAATAGACAAAGCTTTGCGAAGGTTGGCGGCGGCACCTTCACACCAGGCAACGATAACTACACAAACTGGAGAATGTTCTTTGTTGCATATGCTTAATAAACTTCGTTATAAATAAATAATATGCCATACTCAAAGATTATAATTACAAACAGTATTACTCCTACTGCAAAACCGAATCCGTTCGATTTGAGTATTGGTGAGTTAACTATTAACGTTGCAGACGGAAAGATCTTCGCTCTTAATGCTTCAAACGAAGTTGTTAAGATTGCAGATAAGTCGTACGAAAGCCGTATATCATCCCTCGAAACAAATCCTGGAGTTTGGGGTTCTATCGCTGGTACACTTTCAAATCAGACAGACTTAACAGAAGCTCTTTACCTCAAATTAAATACTGCTGAGCTTACGAATGCTGTATTCAATACAAGTAGCGTCACCGAAGGAGCAACTATTACTCTTTCACCAAATTACGGAACTGATGCTACATTTGATATTGTGGGTTCTGGTGAAGGTTTATCTGTTACAACAGTGGATGATATTATTACGTTATCACACACTGACACTATTCGTACCGATACAACTGGTACAGTATCTGGTGTTTTTGGTGATACTGTAGATGTTATAACAAGTGTATCGTCAAATGGAAAAGGACATCTTACTGGAGTTGAAACATCTACTCTTACTCTTCCAAATGTACAAAGCCTTGAAGATCGACTAGATGCTCTTGAGTATGTGCCGATCGATATTACATCGTTTTTAGCGCCAGCGAATTCAATATATGAATACGGATCAGGACCTGGCAGTCTTACGTTTGATTGGTCCACAAATACAACTCCATCATCTTTAATTTTAATTTCTCCTATTAGCGGCGGAGTACCAGTTTCAGCCGGTGATACATCCTATACTGAACCAACATTCACCGTGAATTCTACGTCTGGCGCTGAGACAGTAAATACTTGGGAACTTTACGCCTACGATGCACAAAATAACGAAGCCTTTGAGAGTTTCACCCTCACATGGGTGTATCCATTTTTCTCCGGAGAAGATTCTGCCGATTTAAGCTCTGGCACTGGTATCGAGGGTTTAACTTCAAGTATTTCTAGAAAGAGCAATAAAACAATTGCAGTGAGCGCTACTAACGAATTTATATACTTTGCATATCCTGCAACTTATGGTTCGCTTAATAGTATTTTAGATGGAAACGGTTTTAATGTTACATCTAGTTTTACACAATATACAGCAAGCGTTTATCAGGCAGTGAGCGGTGACTCAATATCGTACAACATATATAAGTCGAATTCAGTAACAACAATTAATCAAAACTTCCAATATAAATTCTAATGGCTATTGATATTATAACAGGATTCAATTCCTCATCGCGGGAATCACTTGATAAACGATCAGGTCCTTATGCTACTTTAGTTGATGCTAAAGCTGCGTTAGATACTAATGAAAGATATGTTGGTCTAAAGGTTTTAGTCGCAGATGGTGCAACACCCGATTCTTCAGGGAATTTTATTGATGGTGATCTAACTGAATATGTTTTCACTGGTGGTATTAGTGATAATGATTTAGTTGATCCTATTGCTACTGCAATATCCAATCTTATCGATGGAGCACCAGCCACACTTGATACATTGAATGAACTCGCTGCTGCATTGGAAGACAACGCGGATGTTCTTGATAACTACTATACTCAAGCTCAAACAAATACTCTTCTTGATACTAAACCGTCCAGCGCAGATTACGATAATATTGTCAAGATAACGCAGGCTGCTTATGACGCCGGGACTTTTACACCAGATACTAATACACTTTACATCGTCACTCCATAGTATCGTACTATGATATCAAAAATAACACTTGACGTTGGAAGTGGAAACACTCCCGCGGATTTCGTTTATTCTGGAGATACTCTAGTATGGAAACGTTATTACGACACTGGTTTATGGGTACATCCTCTCAATACTGTTAATGTAACATTCACAGATTTCG